GCATTATGCTCAAGTCCAAGGCTGCATGTGGATAACTGAGCGTGATTGGTGGGATTTTATGAGTTACCACCCAGAAAAAGAACCCTTTATAGTGCGCGTTGAGCGCGATGAAGAGTTTATTGACAACTTGGCAGAGCAAGTATTGCTGGCCGTAACTGAAATTATTTCCGAAGTGAGGAATTTAGCATGAGTAAAATTGGAATCAACATCTCTATCGACGTAACCAAGATCGACAAGGCTTTATTGTATAAAGGCGCAAAGGGTACTTACATGAACCTGACCACCTTTGTTGACCCAAGCCAAGAAGATCAATATGGCAACCACGGGTTTATCGCCCAGTCGCAGAGCAAAGAGGAGCGTGAAGCTAACAAAGAGCGCCCACCCATCCTTGGGAACTGCAAGGTAATGTTCGTGGAAGGTGGTACAGCAGCACCAGTATCGACTGCCGAGCCTATTACTGAAGACATACCTTTCTAGGGGCAATGTATGAAAGATAAGATTAAAGAAGCGCACAAATTTGCCAATCGCCAGCTAATAAAGCAGTGGCTGATGGCGCAAGCAAGGCTAAGTAATGGGCAGATGGTGTTAATCCTTCTGATACTAGCTGTTGCAGTGGTTTTGTAAGCCGGGTCTCCCTCGACCTGTGATCGGGCTTGACCCACCCGTGGCTGTCAACGGGTCATTTATATAGGATTAATATTATGGAAGAAGAATTAAGCAGTATAATTAAGATTACCTACATCGCTAGGGATCATACGGTAGGGCACAAAGAGCCGCAGATGCTATATGTGCTTAGAACCAATGGTGAATCTGATTATTATGATGTTCCTTTGCCGGAAGATGTTGGTTTATTTATAGAGGATCGCTGCACTAAGCCTTTTTATGAAGCTGACTATTCATTCTGCCTTGAGAGCATAATTATGGAAGAATTTGTAGACCAGTTTGAATACATAAAGAAAAAGGCAATGCAGATGCAGGTGGACTTAACTAGAGCGCAAAAATTTGGTTCTATACAACCTGTTCAAGAAAATTTGTCATTACCTACAGTCATGTGATGAATCAATCTAATACATTTGTGCCTATCCAAAGAGTCTATATACTGTTCTCTCAATTGGTCTGGGTGGTGGTTAAAGTGTTGATTTATATGGTAGTATTCGTTGTATGCGGTTTAGCCGCAGTGGCGAAAGACGATTTAGAGCGCCCTTAGCGGCGCTTTTTTTATGGAGCAAATAAATGAATCTAATTAAAAGCATTATTAATCTTTTCAGATCAAGACCGCCCACCAAAAGGCATCTGATAATCCCAGATACTCAGGTAAAACCTGGCGAGCCTAACGACCATTTGCATTGGGCCGGACAGTACGCAGCAGCTAAAAAGCCTGATGTGATCGTACACATTGGCGACCACTGGGATATGCCCAGCTTGTCATCTTGGGACGTAGGCAAAAAATCCTTTGCTGGCAGGAGGTATACCGATGATATTCAGGCTGGTATTGATGCGATGGAGGTATTTTTAGCACCTATCCGCGAAGAGCAGCATAGATTACGGGTCAACAAGCAAAAACAATGGAATCCCCGCATGGTGTTTACTCTGGGTAATCACGAGTACAGAATTGAGCGAGCTATTGAAGGCGATGAAAAGCTAGAAGGTCTCATAGGCTACAAAGATTTGAAGCTAGAGGAAATGGGCTGGGAAGTTTACGATTTTCTAAAGGTCGCAGTGATCGATGGCATAGCCTACTCGCATTACTTCACAAGTGGCGTCATGGGTAGGCCAGTTGCCAGTGCGCGTAGCTTGATCACCAAGAAGATGATGACCTGCGTGATGGGCCATATTCAAGATAAAGACCTAGCCTATGGTAGGAGAGCCGATGGAACCAATATTCTAGGGTTGTTTGCTGGCATCTTTTATCAGCACCATGAGGACTACCTAAATCCCCAGACGAATTTGTCATGGCGGGGAATTTGGATGTTAAACGAAGTTGCGGATGGCGGTTGCGATGAATTGCCTATCAGTTTGAACTACTTGCGTGAAAAATATGGTGACCAGGATGAGTGAGTGGGAAAAATTGCAGAAAAGCCATCCAGCGATAGAACCGAGGCCCGTGTCTACTATTCAAGAAAGCGCCTTGGCAGGGAATTTGGATATGGTCAATAAACCACCACATTACAATCAGGGCGGCATTGAGTGCATTGATGCGATTGAATCGAGCATGTCGAAAGAGGCGTTTGCCGGTCACTGTAAAGCGTGCGTATTAAAGTATTTATGGCGCTATAAAGATAAAGGTGGCGTAGAATCGCTGGAAAAGGCCCAATGGTATCTATCTCGCCTCATTAACACCGAAAAAAAGCGCCTGTAAGCCATTCTAAGACGTTTTAAGGGGGCAACCAATACCAATACTAGGGGTATAAAAAAGCCCCCTAAAAAGGAGGCTAAAAGGCCCGTATTCGGCACGGTGGGCCAACCCGACTTCAAAGGGAAAAGGGAAGCCCTCGCCTAGCTATTTATTTTGCGCTTAAAATACTTTTTAGCTTCTTTTTTAGATTCAGAGATACAGCCCTCTATAGTATATCTATCTTTTTCTTCTTCGAGAGTTTGCACCCAGCTTTCTACTGTTCCGTCATCATCGACCCGAAAGCCGAGGCCGTGCATATCGCTACATATTACCCAGCCGTCTTTTCCCGATGCAACCATGATATCTAATTCGCGGCCAGCATTTAAGCCTAATATTAGTATCTCCATCTTTTCAAGTGTATTAATTCTCATCTTATACGCTCCATTGAGAGGCCATCGCCTCCGCTATAAGTATTTTAATTGATCGAATATCTGAAGACCTAATTTAGGGTGAACGCAATTCCTGAGAATCTGCGCGGGGCAGTGATTGCCCTTGTAATAGATATTCTCTGGGTAGTGTATGTCGAGCCAATCCATTAAAGCCCGTTTCCCGGCTAGATTAGCTAGATTGATAAAGTTGTCAGGGCGTTTGACATCTTCAGCATAAAAATCATAGTTAGACCAAAAACAATGCCTTCCAACAGTGACGGTGGGCGGAACTAAAAAATCATAGAATGGTTTGACGTTCTCAACAACCCAGTTGCCCTTGTAAAAGTGCTGTAAAAATAATATTTCCTGATATAGCCCCATATCGGGGTAGTTTCGGTTTTTGTGGCGGGTAGCTTTTGCCATTCTGGAATGGGTCGGGCATGGTGGACTAGACCAGATAAAATCAAAATCCCTAAAATGTTGGCGCAAGTATTCATGAGCATCGCCGACAATCACTGTGTCGTTAGGGTATAGGCGTTTATAGACTTCAGCTATTTTTTCATGGCTTTCTAGGGCTACAACCTCGCAGCCTTCCCAGAGTTTACGGTTGCCGCCTAATCCGGCATATAGGTTTAATACCTTCATGCTGTCACCCCGAACCATTTAACAGCTGTGTGGGGTGCAATAGTGAAATCTCCGTGACCTTCTAGGCAGCTAATAATAAATGGCTTTTTAGTGGCGCGGGGCTTGTATCCTGTCAGTATAAAGGCGTGCTTCCCTTGCCTGTGAATTCTATGTTCATCTAACTGTTGATGGTTCATCTTTTCACGCCATGCTAGTTCGCTAGCTAGTGCGGATGCGTCCTTGCCAAGTGCTGTTTCAAGGGATATGCGGAATCCATTAAATTTGACCGATTCGCTATCGTATCCGGCATTGCCAAGCTCAAGTTTAAGCCCATACTCGGATAGAATAGGGGCCAGATCATTTTCCAAGATTGCGCGTACTAATTGCGCGTTTGCTTTATCCATCGTTTCAATTTTCATGCTGAAACCTCCTCTATATGTCTATGGTGCATATAGCGCCCCATGCTAATCAGTGTTTTAGCATCATCTACATCTAGCCCGTGATGCTCTGCTATTTTTTCTATAGTCAGGTAATTATTGAACCAATCAAGATAAAAATCTATTATTTGTACGCTCATCAATGTTCGGTAATTCATGCTGCAGCCTCCGATGCGTCAACGATGCCGCACATTTCATAGCCTAGTTTGTTGAATTGGGCAAAATCATAACCATCAAATGTTTTTGCCGCTTTCTCAGGCCATCTATCTACTAAACCTTTAGCCATTAACGCGGAAGGATTGCAATGTAGAACATCGGAAGGGCGCATTTCTGTACTGATAAGCGCATGCTTGAACCATAGCACTACAAAATAACGTGCTGATAGTGCTGCGCTGTTTCTGTGTCCGTGGTGTTCCATTGGGCGCATGTTCCTGTAATCGCGTTCACGTTTTAATTCTGCGCGGAACATACGGTCTATATAATGTTCCCAGTCAATGTTATCAAATACCATTGCGCGGCTAAATCCGTCATCTATTAACTTTTTAATGTCTGTCTTTGTCATGGTGTAACCCTCTTTAGTTTTTGATTGATACTATAAAGCCCACTATCTCAAATGGGCTTGAACTATTAACCAAATGACAATGCGATAAACGCGAATGACCAGAAAGAAAAGGCAAACATTAAGCCCCCCAATACCACGGCCGTGTAACATACAGTTTTGACAAATATGTTCTCGATTCTTTCGCGTCTCTGCTCTTTTTTAAGCTGTATCTTATATGCGTTATTCATTTGCTTCGCTCCAAGCTCTTATTGAACTGGGCATCTACTAATTGGGCCTTAATCTGATTTAATCGCGCTTCTATATGCCATATTTCATCGCACACTGATTGATCAACATTATTTGCAAATATTGCTAGGCGCTTAATATCGGTCATACGCGCATCATCCCAACGTTCG